ATAGTGAATCTCTTACTTCCCTCAGTAATTGCAGAAAAATTCACCCTGAATATAAATAGTCAGGTAATAAAAGCAGGAGAGCAGGAGTTACAGACCATAGCTTCTGGAGCCCTCTTGCAGAAAATAGAACAAATAGCAGCGCAGAAAGAAGTAATAGCACTAGAAAATCAGAACCAGCAGCAGCAAAACCAAGAAAGTAATGGCGACACAGCAGATTCTTCATATATAATAGAAGGAGCTAGCATCGCGCTATGAAAACTACAGGAAGAACAACCAAATGTCTCCGGTACCAGTTATTTCTTCAGCAGAAGAAGCTGCAAAAAAGAAGAGAATAGAAGATATACTTGCTAAAATGAGGAAGAATAAGAACGCTCCTGCGGTTAAGCGCGTACTTGTCATTCCTACGTCTCCTACTTCTTATCATCCGAAGGATGTTGCTGCTGCCAGAAAGGTACTTGAGCTTCTATCTGCTCGCTGTGAGCATAAGAAACCAATAGTTACAATAGAATGAGAAACTAATACTACAATGCAGACTCTGTTAGAGCAACTCGGAGGACTAGAATTACCAGCAGCATCAGTGCCTGTGCATTCAGATCCTACCGGACAGAATCTGCAACAGACAGATACTACAGAAGTTGGAGCAGCTAGCGATGATGTTCAGAAACTAGCTAAAGCAGATGTAGACTTCCTAGCTGCTCTCGTGATGCCTACTATATTTACTTACTGCTTCCCTCCAGTATTTAAATCAGTGTGGCAGTGGCTCTTATCTCATGTACATTTTGATAGAGTATTCCCACAACTTGCACTAGGGCTGCCTCGTGGATTTGGGAAGACAACACTAGTAAAAGTTTTCCTCATCTACTGCATTCTGTTTACTAACAAAAAATTCATTCTAATCGTATCTGCTACAGCTAAACTTGCTGAGAACATCTTATCAGATGTAGTGGATATGTTAGAAGAACCAAATATAAAAACTGTGTTTGGTGATTGGAAACTGGGAGTAGAAAAAGACACTCAGTCACTTAAGAAGTTCGGATTCAGAGGAAGAAATATAACCATTGCAGCAATTGGTGCTGAGACTTCTCTTCGCGGACTTAATATTAAGAACACTCGTCCGGAGGTAATGGTATTTGAAGATATACAATCTAGGGAATGCGCTGATAGCGAAGTACTTTCTTCTTCTCTAGAAACTTGGATGATTGGCACAGCAATGAAAGCTAAATCTCCAACTGGTTGCATGTTCTTATTTGTAGCGAATATGTACCCAACTAAGCATTCAATACTTCGCAAACTGAAAGCTAATCCTACTTGGGTTAAATTTATTGCTGGAGGAATACTTGCTGATGGAACATCTCTCTGGGAAGAGTTGCAGCCTATATCGCAGCTTATGCAAGAGTTTGAAAACGATCTTTCCATGGGCCATCCTGAGATTTTCTATTCAGAAGTTCTTAATGATGAGAATGTACAGGCGAATAATAGGATAGATCTTTCTAAGCTTCCTGCGCTTCCTTATGAAGCTGGAGATATACCAGGAGGGAACTTCATAATAATAGACCCTGCTACAGACAAGAAAGATAGTGACTCAGTTGCAGTAGGTTATTTCGAAGTTCATGCTACTAAGCCTATTCTTATGGAAGTCACAGAAGCTAGGCTCTCTCCAGGAGAAACAATTCGTACAGCTTTGCAATACGCTCTTAATCATAATTGCAGACTGATAGTAGTAGAATCAAATGCTTACCAATACTCTCTGCTCTACTGGTTCGAGCACATCTGTAAGCAGATAGGAATTTCGGGTATTGAGTGCGTAGATATTTACTCTGGAATAAAGAATAAGAATGCGCGCATACTCTCCATGTTTAAGTCGTATGCACAAGGCGAACTTTTCGTACATCCAAACTGTCGCTTAGAAGTGCATACTCAGATCGTAGAATTTAATCCTCTGAAGAGAGATAATACAGATGGGATTCTTGATCTACTTACATATGCTCCGCGCGTACTTGTAGAATTCGAAGAATACGTAGTTGCTTCTGGTCTCTTAGAAGCACAAGAACTAGATGCAATAGAAGTAGAAGAAGGTTGTTGGGCATTCTGATAGAGAGAATAGAGAGATAGTGTAATGAAACTGAAAGATACAACAGTACAAATGGAAATCAATCCAGTACTTATGGATTTCCTATTCCTAGTAGATACCCAATATAGGAAGTGGGATTCAGAACTTATTATTACTTCTGGTTCAGAAGAGTCTGCGCGCCATGGGATTCAATCTCTGCACTACGCTAAACCTGGCTGTGCTGTAGATGTGCGAACGCATCAGATAAATAATGTGCCTAATTCAGAAGTGCAGCGTGCATCTCTTGAGCTTGTGAAAGAGTTCTACTGCGAAGATAAAGGCATACCAGATTCCTGGATTGAAATCATCCTAGAGAAAGACCACATTCATATTGAATTCCAACCTAAGAGAAAGGGTTAATAGCCATGGCTGCTGCAACTATACTGCCTATCAATAAAGCCACACAAGATGCTTTTATCAGTTACTATGGCAATGTGCAATCTATTGAGACGCAAACATGCGCTAATCGTAGAACTCAGTACGAGATGATAGATAAGCAGTACCAGCGAGAAGCTAATCTCACTGATGAGCACTTGAAAGCTAAGGCAGCTAACCGCTTAGGTCAGGCTCACAAGTATCAGGATATGACTATACCTATTGTAAAACCACAGGTGCAGTCAGCAGTAAATCATCAAGCATCAGTATTTCTTACTGGGCACCCTCTCTTTAAAGTAGTATCTGCTCCGCAGTATATAGATGCAGCAATGCAGATGGAAGCTCTGATAGAAGATCAATCTGTACGCGGCGGTTGGGCTGAGCAGCTTCTCCTATTCTTCCGTAATGGATTTAAATATAATTTCGCTCCGATAGAAGCATACTGGGATAGCGAAGTTACTCCTACAGTAGAAACAGATCTCTCCCGCTCTCTTACAGAAGGAGTTGCTAAGGAAGTAATCTGGTCTGGTAATATGCTATCGGCATGGGATCCCTATAACACTTTTGTAGATCGCTCAGTTTCTCCTTGCAAAGTATTCAAAGATGGAGAGTACGCAGGGACTACTCTTCTCATGTCTCGTATACGACTTAAACAATTCATTGCTCGTTTGCCGGATAAGATCATCTCCAATATCCGTCCTGCTTTTGAATCATCTATGGGAGCAATGGGAGCAACTAATTCCGCCTCCTTTCAGTATTACATTCCTACAATCAATCCAGATGTTTCTGAGCTGGATAATAAGAGATACGGAACTAACTGGCTTTCCTGGCTGTCTGGAGTGAATACAGATAAAGAGAGGGCTATCAAGTACCAGCAAGCTTATGAAGTGACTAAGCTATATTGCAAAGTACTCCCTTCGGAATTTGGAATCAAAACTCCTAATTCAAACACTCCGCAAATCTTTAAGCTCTTCATTGTAAACCACCAGCATATTATCTACTGCGAACGGCAGACTAATGTGCACGGTTGGATACCAGTATTCATTGGGCAGCCTACTGATGATGGATTATCTTATCAAACCAAGTCTCTGGCAGAAGATGGCATTCCATTCCAGGAATTAGCTACTGCTCATATGTCAGCTAGTATTGCTGCTAAGCGCCGTGCTATTGGCGATCGTTCCCTCTATGATCCATCACGAGTTACGAAAGCTGATATTAACTCCACTGATCCTACTGCTAAAATTCCAGTGCGCCCATCAGCTTATGGTAAGCAAGTATCTGATGCAGTATATCCTTTCCCATTCAGAGATGATCAGTCAGCTCAGTCAATGCAGCAAATCTCAGCTATCATTGAAATGGCTAATCTTCTTTCTGGTCAGATCAGAGTTACCCAGGGACAGTTCCAGAAGGGTAACAAGACTATGCATGAATTTGAGACTGTCATGCAGAATAGTTCTGGTACTGATCAGGTAACTAGTATCCTTCTTGAGCATCAAGTATTTATGCCAATGAAGACTGTAATTAAGATCAATAATCTACAGTACCAGGGAGGAACTACAATCTATAACAGGGAGAAAGATCAGGTAGTAGAGATTGATCCTATCGCTCTCCGTAATGCTGTGATGGAATTTAAAGTAGCAGATGGTTTGGTTCCATCAGATAAGCTGCTTAACAGCGAATCATTCACAGTTGCTATGCAAGCTTTCAGTTCTTCTCCGCAAATAGCTTCTGCTTACAATATAGCGCCGGCGTTCTCTTACTTCATGAAAACACAAGGAGCAGAAATAGCAGCCTTTGAGAAGTCTCAAGAGCAGCAAGCGTATGAACAAGCTCTTGGGCAGTGGCAGCAACTAATGGCTCTTGCTATTGAGAAAGGATTTGATCCTGAGAATGCTTCAGCACAATTCCCTCCGCAGCCATTACCTGAGCAGTACGGGTATAATCCAGCAAGTAATACTCCCTCTCCACAAGCTGATAAACAAGAACAAGTACAACCACAAACAGGAATGTAATCTCATGAGCACAATGATTCCTAACACATTCTCTTCTTATTCTTTTACTCCTGAAGAAGAAATACAAGCAAGACTACTTAGTACGCTGCAGAAACAGAACATACAGAATCAAATAAGTATGGTAGCTACTAATGTACTTAATCTGGAATACGATGTACAGAATCCGCTTAAATTTGCGCAGGATGAAGCATTTTTAAAAGGGCAAATACAAGTACTTACTTATCTGCTAGATTCATCTGATTCAGCAGAGAGTATGCTTAGCGGGCAAGACCAACCACAACAGTAATACCAACCATCACAAGCAAGCAATACCAACCACACCTACTAGAGAGAGAACTATTATGTCATTCATGGATATCTTCCGTACAACTCCTGCTACTCCTGCTACTCCTGTTCCAGCAGCTCCAGTAACTCCTGCTCCTGGAAATGGACAGCCAGTTCCTCCTGGTAACATTCCAAATCCAGCAGACGTAAATGCGCAGAATCAGCAACAGCAACAAGATGCTATTCAGCAGCAACAGCAGCCAGAAACCCCGCTTGCTCAGTTTGAGAAGCTGTGGGAAACTGTACCTAATCCTACTCCTGGAACCGAAACTCCTCCTGCAACTCCAGCACTAACAGCAGAGGTTATTGGCAATGCTCTTAAGAATGCTAATTTTACTGCTGCTATTCCTGCTGAGCACTTCGCAGCCATTAGTGCAGGAGGGGATGAAGCAGCAGCAGCATTACAGCAAATAGTACAGTCAGTAGCATCAACAGCAATTACTCAGTCTCTGCTTATTGGGAACAAGCTACAAGAAAAAGCAATCTCAGAAGCATTAGCTAAACAAGCAGCAGAGATACCAGGATTACTCAGAAGCCAATCAACTTCTGATCACCTTAAAAACACTAACCCTGTATTTAATAACCCCGCCATTAAACCTGTAGTAGAAGCCACTAAGCAACAGTTGCTACAGCGTTTCCCAAATGCAACTCCCCAAGAAATTACACAAATGACGCAAGACTACATTATAGCTATGGGACAAGCTTTTGCACCCGCAGCTACAGTTGATGAATCTGGTCAAGCAGTAGATTGGAACCAGTACATCAATTCGTAACAGGCTTTTCTTTTCTTTTCTTATCCAACTAACTAATAGCAGCATAGTCTGCTGGGAACGATCATTATGGCAATTGGAATTTTCAATACTTCAATGCTGACAGCAGACCTTGCTAAGAAGTCATTTGCTGCAGCTTACATGCGTTATATGCCTAATGGCAATGCGCCTCTCTTTGGTCTTACTTCTATGCTGAAGTCTGAGACTGCTCTTAGTTTTGAGCATGGTTTCTTCAGCAAAACGATGGTGTTTCCAGAAATGAAAACTAATGGTGGTTTGCTGCTTGCAGCTTCAACTACTCTTACTTTCGACACCACTGCTAACTTGCTGCCTGGTATGATCATGCGCAACGAGCGTACTGGTGAGAACATCATTATCAACGCTGTTCCCACAGCTACTACTATTACCTGTTCGCGGGCTATTGGTACTGTAGCTGCTGCGGCTATCCTGGATAACGATGACTGGTATCAAGTAGGTACTGCATTCGAAGAATCTTCACTGCGTCCTGCTGCTAGCAACATCGTTCCTGTACGAGTTACCAACTTAACTCAGATCTTCCGTAATACCTGGGCTATTTCTGGTACTTCTGGTGCAGTACAAGTAATTGCTGGTGGTTCTACTGATGCTGAAGTAGATGTGTATGATCTTCTTTGTACACAAGATCTTCGCTTTAGTGTTGGAACTAGTGGTGCTCCACCTGATTATCCTACTATGGAGCAAATTCTTGATGAGCTTGCTGCTGATGATAAGACATTTGGAGGTTCGTTGTCTGTTCTTGGTGTTAATCCATTTAATGTTGCTTCTTGGGCTAGAAGATTTAAAGTCTTGAAAAAGATTAAGCACTTTTTAACTCCTGGAGCTTTTTTTACCCATCAAGTTCGTACATCTAAAGATGTTATGATGAACTGTGATAGTATTATTCCTCAAGAGGATAACAGCTTAGGGGTTGGACAAATGCCTGCTATGATGATGAAGAAAAATCTCACTAGAGTCACTCTTTTCGTTCATCGTGGTGAGCCTCAGAGCAATGGTGCTGGAGGTTTTGAAATAGGACCTTCTACTTTGGTTGTAGCTAAAGTCACTAGTACTCATGGAAGTATAATAGATCCTACTCAGAAAGATTTAGTTAATACTTAATAAATTTATTTTATTATAGGAGTAGTAAAAGCTGTTCTAATAGTAATCCACTTCGCTCTTCTTCTGAGAGCTTCTGCTCCGTCTCCACCTGATTCAATAGAGAATGGGCAATCGTTTGAGGTGAAGAACCTAGGGATTCCTTTAGGTATGGTGACTTTTCCGTGTTTGACGTTGATACTTCTGGTTTCGTACAAGTCGAGCAAATGGATTTGTGATTGAATTGGCCAATGGGTGAAGCACATGTCGTCAAAGATGATTGACTTATGTTCGGATCGTAAGTTCTTGAGGTCGTCGCAGTGAGTGACCCAAAGGGCTGGCTTAGGACAGTTAAGTTTGCACCAAGTCGTTTTTCCAGTTCCACTCTCTCCTGTGAGCACGTAGCTTTTATTTTTTGCTGTTGCTGGATCAAAAGCTAGATTAGATAATGCTTCGCAAAGAGTACCATTTACTTCGTCTGTTTCGAGGATGGTATTTAAATTCGTTGGATGAGCAATCTTCCATACTTCTTGTCCCCAAGAGTATTGTATTTTATTAGTGATACAATGCTCTATGAATTCCTCCCAGGTTAGTCTAGTTGCAATGGCTACGATACCTTCACGCTCTTCTTCTTCGTCGCTGTCTTGAGGTGGTTCAAGGAAGTCGCCGTCTTTCTTAGCGTATTTTGCCGCTCCCTTATAAGTACACTTGCTGATGATATTCGGATGATAACCTTCATAGTCTAGAACACGAGGATTTCTCCAGTCTACTTTCTTATGGAACAACAGAGCACAATGAATATGATGACCAGCTTCTTTATGATCTTCTCTAGCTACGACATAATTCTTGATATTAGCCCCAATAGTGTTAAGTATATGTTCAAGTATTTCTTCCTTAGGTAATGGACATTGAGCATAAGTAACCAAGCAATGACGAGCATTTAAACGAAAAACCATGATAATGGATGAAAAATTCAGTCTTCTTATATAGACAATTAATATAACCAATTAGGTAAATTAAAAACAGGGAACTAACTCCGATACTCCGACAAACTCCGACTGTTCGGGTCCTTCGGCTCCCAAGCGGAGCTTGGTTAGGGTTTCGGTCAGGGTTCGGATAGAGCAGGGGTTCTATAATCTTTCTCTATATGTCGGCGGATTGGCGGTACCCTTCTAACATTGTAGGGTACCGCCCCGCCTATAAAAGCCAAACTTTCTACCCTGGGAGGAAGTTATGGCCTTCACTCGTAGTTCTAAAATACGACGACGCAATACGTGGAAACGTTTTGGTGCTGCTGCTGGTATTGGATTATCTGCTTTTCAAAGGTTCAGATCTTTGAATAGAGGAAATAGTGTAATGGCTAAAACTCGTCGTAGACAGTTCTCTGGTAATGAAGTTACCGCGCAAAGGGATTCGAAGGTACAGTATGTGCGTAAGAGAATGCCTCGTTGGAAAAAGCGCCCTTGGATAAAGTTTGTGAAAAAAGTTGATTGGATTTCTAATCATCGACAAACTCATTTTACTCATATTTCACATTTTGAATATTCTACTGTGTCTTCTGCTGGTGGGCAGTATATTGCTCCTGAACAGGTGCATTTTGGAATATATGGTAATGCCGTAAAGAGAAATAATACCATAGATAGATGGCTTGGTGAGCAAGGTCTCACTACTACTGCTTTACGTAAAGGAAAGAAGTTTTTTATTAGTTCTATTACAGATGATTATACCGTTAAAAACGGAGGTAGTACAGATGCTGAGGTTGATGTATATGATCTTCTTTGTACACAAGATCTTCGTTATAGTGTAGGCACTTTAGGTGCTGATTATCCTACTATGGAGCAAATCTTGGATGATTTAGCTGCTGATGATAAAACATACGCTGGATCTCTTGGTGTCCTTGGTACTAATCCATTTAATGTTGCGTCATGGTCAAGACGGTTTAAGGTTTTGAAGAAAATTAAACACTTCTTAACTCCTGGAGCTTTCTTTACTCATCAAGTTAGAACATCTAAAGATGTTATGTTTAGTTGTGATAGTATAATTCCACAAGATGATAATACTCTTGCTGTTGGACAAATGCCTGCATTGTTAATGAAGAGGAATTTAACTAGAATTACTCTCTTTGTTCACCGTGGTGAACCTCAAAGTAATGGAGGAGCTGGCTTCGAGATAGGTCCTTCTACGTTAATTGTTGCTAAAGTGACAAGTACTCATGGATCTATTATAGATCCCACTCAAAGAGATTTGGTTGATAATTAATAAAGATTATTTTATTATAGGAGTAGTAAAAGCTGTTCTAATAGTAATCCACTTCGCTCTTCTTCTGAGAGCTTCTGCTCCGTCTCCACCTGATTCAATAGAGAATGGGCAATCGTTTGAGGTGAAG